TGGCAGTACAGTATGTTGATGTGATAATCGCAACCAAGAATTAACTATGCCGACTACTGCAACAAACACAGGCATTACGTTTAATGATTCTACAACGCAAACCACCAGCGGGTCGTTTGCCAATGGAACAATCATGCTGTTCCGGCAGACTGCTGCCCCTACTGGCTGGACAAAATTAACAACTAACGATAACAGTGCGTTACGAGTGGTAACTGGAGCCGTAGGTAGTGGTGGTAGCGTAGCTTTTACTACGGCATTTGCTTCTCAAGCAGTAAGTGGAAGTGCAGGAGGAACTACGTTAGCAACTACAGAACTCCCGGCGCATACGCACACGGCAACCACAGGCGTAGAATGGGCTGGCAACAACGCCGCATATAGAACTGATTTTGGCCGATATAATGGGTTTAACCCTACTTCATCGTCTACTGGCGGTGGCGGTTCACATAATCACTCATTTAGCGGTACAGCAATTAACTTAGCTGTGCAATACGTAGACGTGATACGTGCTTCAAAGAACTAATATGCACAACTTTATTGAAGTCTATGATGGAGCATTTTCGCAAGATTTTTGCGATAAAACGGTCACGTATTATGAAAACATGGTGGCGGCGGGGTTTGGTGTTGACAGAAGGGCGTCAAACATACCTAAACTAAAAGTTGAGGATGAGACGGTTTTTCCTTCACAATATGCAGAAATTGATCTGTATCCGTCTCAGGAACTTGTACACGAATTTAATACCCGGCTGTACAGCTTTTATACAGAGTACTGCGGCAAATACAGCGTACTTTTTGAGGGTACTAAGCCCCATATACTAACTGCTAATCGTATACAAAAAACACTTATCGGGCAGGGGTATCACTTGTGGCATTTTGAGTCTAGCTCAAGAGATGTGGCTAACAGAGTTGCGGCCTTTACATTGTACTTAAACGATGTAAACGACGGAGGAGAAACGGAATTCTTGTACTACCCCATACGGGTTAAGCCAGCGACGGGGAGGCTTGTAATTTGGCCTGCTGGATTTACGCATACACATAGAGGAAACCCGCCTTTGACTAACGCGAAGTATCTTATAACTGGGTGGTTTGAACTCTAAAATGATTATTGAGCTTCCAAACTATGTGCCACTTGAATATCTTGATAAGATACGCGAAAGCGTTCTACCATTTTTGGACGATCCAAATCATAAATCAAATAAGTACCCATTTTTCCCGAGCAACAGAGATGGCAAAACAGTAAACGTCTCTCAGGAACCAGCATTAAAAACAACAGACGAGTTGCTATCGGATATATTCCGTTCCGTTCAACAAAATGTTATCGCCAAAAGATATAAACCGGGTGATTTCCAATCTGGAGACTCTGGGTATGAATATCATTTATACAATCCCGGAGAGTTTTGTCACTACCATTCTGATGGAGAATTTTCTGGCGATCTGTCTGGGCCGACGTTAATTAGATACGCTGCTGTTGTTTTGCACATGAATACGGTTGAAGATGGGGGGGAAACCATATTCCCCAGCCAGAACAAAACTATAAAAACTGAGGCGGGGAAAGTTGTGATCTGGCCCCCTTATGGTATGTTCGGGCATTACACAACTCCTTCCTCGGTACAGCGCGAGGTTATTGTTACATGGTTTGTTTACACAGGGATTTCGGCGGTGCGCTATGGAACTTAAAAACGGTTATTTCTGCCCCCTTATAAAAAAAGATTGTGTCGGACTTAAGTGTGTCTGGTTTACGCAAGTTCGGGGTACTAATCCGAATACAGGCAAAGAGGTTGACGAGTGGGCGTGTGCAGTAGCGTGGTTACCAGTGTTGTTGATTGAAAATAGCCAACAACAACGTCAGACAGGAGCTGCCGTCGAATCATTCAGGAACGAAATGGTTAATGCGAACGAGAAAAATACGCAAACCATGCTTGGGGTGGCAATCAAACCTACATTGACTTTAGGAGATTAGTAATGCGGCTAACAATAGTCATTGCTGACAAGTCCGTTGGTAAAGATGGTGAATTCTATTCTGACCTTGATTTGCCCCAGTGCGGAATCCCGACAGGTATTCATGCGCTACAGTGGGCTGGTGATGTTGGGTTTATAGAATTTGAAGGCCATTGCAAGCCGGAAGAACCAATTACACAGTTGCCAGATTGGGCTTTATCTTGTTTGGCTTTATGGCAGGCAGCGTATGATAAAGCACATCTACCGGAACCCGCTCCTACGCCGGATCAGATTACTTTGCAAAACAAAGCAAAAGCCGAATCGCTTTTGTACGATTCTGATTTTGCCGTGCTGCCGGATGTTGGGTTGATAAACAAAACGGATTGGGAGGCGTATCGTGTTGCACTAAGAGCTATAGCGATTAATCCCACTGTAGACCCAGTATGGCCTACGCGTCCGCCTACAGTGTGGGCCTAAAGTTTATGTTCTTTGCGCGTAAAAAACCTGTAGTTTTAACTGCGTACACGGATCAGCCGTTGTTAGCTGAATTGGCTGCGCCTAAATTTGCTAGGCAAAAACTGCCGAGGTACTACAAAACGATGCCGCATAGGGTCAAAAAAGACGGTGCATCATCTTGCCCTGTGTCGCACTCTTTAGAATACACCAGCACCATACGGCAGTGCTACGGCATCCACAAATACAACACCGCTGGAATTTTAGTCCCGCTATGGGCCGACTATTCAATAGTGTCTTACCAAGGGGATATAAGTTGCGTTGGTGCTAAGACGTTTGCAGAGGAATGGAAATTCCACCCCAACAACCAAGCCCCCGGTTTGCTAGACCCTTACAACATATTAAAGCTAGAGTCACCGTGGGTTTTTCGTTGCTCAGACGAAACCGCATTTGCTGTATTGCCGAATTTTTACGATATGACTGAGTACCTCGATAAATTCACAATGCCTCCTGCTATCGATGAGTACTGTAACCAATCATCAACTAGCTTTTTCTTGCTGTTTAGAAAAGATTTGCCTGACCAAGAAATATTCTTAAAATTTGGCACACCTTTTATGAAGATAGTGCCGCTTACTGATCGTCCAATTGAGTTAAAAATACAATTAGTTAATAATTTAACAAGCTATATGATGACACCACCAAAGCACTTTTTTACTGGGTCTATGGCTAAACTTAAGCAATTCGCAAAGCAGTGGAATAACGACAAAGACTAAAAATTGATCCGCTAATCCTAAATTATTGAAACATTGCAGGTAAAAGCCGTTGCATTAAAATCAAGAAATTAAATTACGAACGCTTATATATATGGCTACTACAAAAATTGCTTTAGGTGAATGGTTGCCAGATCAGCCCGGAGTAACAGGGGCGGTGACTGACGCTAAGAACTGTTATCCCGTTTCTAACGGTTATGCGCCATTTCCTAGTGAGTCTGATTACTCGGATGCAGCGGCTCAGAACCTGCTGATTACCTTTGCTGGTAAATTTGGTGGTGCTACGAACCTATTTGCTGCTGGTGCGACTCAAATCTATAAGTTTGACTCTAATGATGCGAGTTTAGATGCCCTAACGACTACGGGTTACACGGCTGTAGAAGGATGGGATGTCACTCAGTATGGCGGCAAGATGATTCTGGCTAACGGTCAGGATAAGCTACAGTCCTACGAAATCAATGTTTCCACTTATGTAACTGACCTAGCTGCTGCTGCACCTACGGCTAAGTTCGTGACGGTAGTTCGGGATTTCGTCGTTGCTGCTAACGATGGCAATGACACGAACAAGGTCTACTGGTCGGACATTAACGATGAGACAGACTGGACTCCGGGTGCTGCATCTCAGTCGGATACCCAGATTATCCCTGACGGTGGGGACATTACAGGTTTAGCGGGTGGCGAATATGGCCTGATCTTCCTAGAACGTGCCATATATCGGATGAGCTACACAGGCTCCCCGTTTTTCTTTCAATTTGATGCGATCTCAAGGTCGTTAGGATGTATCTCTAACGGTTCGATTGCTCAGTACGGTGGGCTAACGTATTTCCTAGCGGATGACGGTTTCTACCTATGCGATGGTCAAAATGTTAAGGCTATTGGCGTAGAAAAGATCAATAGATGGTTTTTTGATAACGCTGTTCCGGGAGAAGTGCCTACAGCAATGAGTGCTACGGTTGATCCTATCCGTAAATTAATTGTCTGGAAATTTGAAAATACGTTTGGCGGTAAGAACCTGCTGATTTACTCAATAGACTTAGACAGGTGGTCTTATACGGACACGACTGCTACGTCCATTTCCTATGTATTAACGCCATCAGCGACGTTAGAGCAAGTGGATAACTATAATTCAAACATTGATGCACTGGATATTTCGCTAGATTCACGGGTATTTGCAGGTGGGCAGCTACTTTTTGCGGGTGTAGTGGGTGCTAAGATCGTATCTTTCTCTGGTCAGCCAAAGACAGCGAACATTACGACAGGTGATATTGACGTTGGACGGTCTACGGTGACGTTAGTTAAGCCGATTGTGGACAAGGGTAGTGCTTCCGTAGCGATTGCTAGCCGGGATTTGCTGTCGGATCAGGTGGAATTTGGCTCTAACGTACCTGCTGATGCTGAAAACCGTGTATCTATCCGTTCTAACGGTGAATATCACAGGCTAAGACTGACTCCGACGGGTGCAAACTGGGAAACAGCGGTCGGTTTAGAGGTAGAAGTCGTTAAGCAGGGTAATCGATGACTCAGTTTCGTACATTACCGCCATTTGGAGGGGATCAGAGGGCTGTTGCTGAGGTCGTTCGTGGTGTTATGGACGGAAAGACCAATAACACAGGCTGGATCACCCTAGCGACTAGCAATGCGGTTACAACGACCCTCTACGACGAGCGTATAGGCTACGACAGCCTGATTTTCTTCGTCCCTATATCTGCGGCTGCTGAGGCTGATTCGGCTCCCTATGGGGCGTTTCAGGACTCTACAGACCAGACTGCGGCTAACACGACTACAGCCTATGCGGTT